ATCATCACAAGGGTCTTACCGCCGCCTGTGGGGCAGGTAAGACGCCCACGGTCAGCACCTTGCAGAGCATCGAGCATACGCTGCTGGTGAGGGCGAAGGGTCAGGGTCATGCGGTGCGTCGTTGATGTGAATAGTATAGGGCATGAGAAAGGGGTCCGAAGACCCCCTGTGACAGTTTATTGATCGTCTACGCGATCCACAGATGCGATGTCGCAGACAGGAACCTCATGCTCACCGCCAATACGATACCAATGCATCATATAACCATGGTATTCTGGGTGTGCTTGGTATTCAGCAGTGTATTCAAACTCACCCAAGTATTTTACTTCGCTTTCGGGAATATTGTGATCACGGAGCATCGCTTGCAGTTGCAGATGCGTCAATTCATATTGTGTGGGGACTTTCATGCTGTTTCACAAGTGTCTCACCACCATAGCACGGGTGTCAACCCCGTGTCAACCCTAGGATGCTGGTGGATTTACGTTCTCAAATACAATGTTAGCATTTTGATCAAAGACTAACACTCTAAAATAGAAATCTGGATCGCTGCAATATGCTTGTGGTGGAAACCATTCAGATGCATTTAAAACTGCAACTTCTTCGCTACTATATTCAATGGCACAGTCTCTTTCTGCTCCCATGATAGAAATAATATCATCAGGAACATAGTCAGCATAGAAATCTAGACATGCTTGCTTCTTAGCGTCATCAAATCCAGAAAATTTCTTGTTTTCAAAATGCAATAGGCAGACATTGTTCATTGCACAATGACTACCTGCTAATTCAAATGAAGATAGACTTTCGATTGTGGTAATCATGCTACATCCTCTCCGTTATCAATTCTAGAAATAAGATCATCAAGTGATCGTTTGATACTATCTAGGTTTTGATGTTGATTACTCCATGGTGTTCCTTCAACTCCAAGTGCAACAGGATTTTCCCTCATAGCACGGATCATTGCATCAGTATACATTCTATCAGTAATATCTCTAACCATGAGATATCTCACCATCTTATCCTTAAACTGAGTATAGAAGAAGTGAGCAGGTAATGTCCACTGATCTTCAGTGTCAAGATAAACTGCATCGGGGTTGTTTACCTTATATACATTGACAAATGCATCAGGTGACATTGGGAACTTGATAGTTTTTACGTCAGTAACGTCTGCAAATAGTGCAGGAAGATCTCTCAGTTTCTGGCGATAAGTTGTGTATAGTGCTTTGACTTCATCTGATAGTGGACTATCAGAAAGCATTGCAAAATCAGTTTCTTGAAGTAAGAAGTTGCGAGCAAGACGAACAGTAAACCATGTTTCAGATCTAACCTCACCATACATGCGTCCCATTTCTTCTTGGAACTCTTCATTCTGTAGTTGCTCAATGTTGAGGAAAGTTTCTTTTAAAAACTCATAGAAAGATCTAGCAGCCTCTATATCAGACTGCTCCATCTCATAATCTTTCCATTCATATTCACCAGTCTTGAAATTTTTGATGAATTTGCGTCTCTGCACATGGTAGGTATTGTTATCATACCAAGTAAATTCAACTAGACGATCCTTTTCAGTATCCCAAAGAGGATACAACTTAGGACGAACAGTATCGGTCCAATAAGTATCAGGAACAGTCTTCATGATGCCCCTGTAAACAATGGCACGATCCATCAAGTTCAATTGAATGACCAAATTTGGTACATTACTATCTGCTACAATACCCATGAGAGGCGAATATACTATGTGCTCCTTCTATTTAGAATGCTTTAATTAGATACTTGACTAGGAAGTATGGTTCGATCAAAGGGATAACTTGATCTGGATCTAGAACAGCAGTTGGAATAATTGGAGTTGCAGATGACAGTGTTAATGTCAAATCATTAGCAAAAATACCAGATGTATATGTAGATCCTGCTGCACCGCCAACAGAATATGTTTGCTTATCTCCAGAGGTTGGCATTTTACCTTCAGAAGCAACAAACACTAGTTCAGTTGTTTGATCATTTTCATATGTAATTTCGAGAATACCATAGTGGTCAGAATTTGTGCTCTGATCTGTTCCCTGTGCTCTGGTTTGTCTGATAGAAAATCTAGTTGTTTCAGTTTTAGCAGCTTCTGGAAGATCGATACTATAAGTATACCAATTTGTTGGATTACCTCCAGTGCCTGTTCCATCATAGTCAGAATTGAGTTCTGCTGTAGTTGGAAGTGGAACAAGTTGACCAATAAATCCAGAACTTGGGAAATTTAAACTTTCATCAGTATTATAATATAAGAAAAGTTCGTCACCACCATTTTCTGGAGTTTCTCCACCGTTCTTATCGTTACCTCTCGCTGCTTTAACTGTAAGTCTCTTAATATCAGAAGCATCAACAGTATCTAAAGTAACAAATCTGGTTGATTGGGTGCCACCAAATTTCAAATATGTTGTTGGTTCATCGCTGCTAACAAGAGTTAATCCTTCCAACTCACCAGTAACTTCACTAAATCCAACTGTAGCATAGTTATTGACACCCACACCATTCAAGATACGAACTCGTGGTGCTTCTGTATATCCACTACCACTATTTGTTAGGGTAATGCTAGAAATTTTATTTCCAGAAACCTGAGCTGTTGCAGCAGCACCAGATCCACCGCCACCACCTTCAAATACAATTGTTGGAACTTGTGTTGTTGGTAGTTTGAAACCATTAGTTGAGTTAGTTCCAACACCAGATGAATAGAAGTTCACGCCATTATCTTGGTCACCAGATCCAGCAATGAATACATCACCAATGGAAATACTCTCTGTTCCACCTTCATAACCAGTAATGACTTGCCAACTAATCTTCGCATAACCATCAGAACCAGAAGAAGAACTAGTGCCTCCATTACTGACACCAGCACCACCTTCACCAACAGTAATAGAAACCGAAGATTGTCCCTCAAATGCAGTTGCAGGAATTTGTGATACTAAAAGACCACCTGATCCTCCGCCTCCTCCACCAGAAGTCCAATAACCTCTATCTTCCTTGAGTGTGACAGTAACATATCCATCGCCAGTGTTAGTGTTTCCCTGTGAAACAACACTAGAGAAATAATCAGATCTTACAGCAGAAACACCACGGAAACCACCATATCCTTCTTCGTGACCACCTGATCCACCACCACCAGAACCAGCAGAACCACCAGCATTATCGCCAGCACGACCACATCCGCCGCCTCCGCCGCCTCCGCCGCCGCCTGTGCAACCATAACCACCACCAGTAGCACCGCCACCAGTAAATAGAGTTTGCGTAGTTTCGATTACAGTATCACCTGGGTTGGGGTTGTTTCTACCATTCTGACCACAAGATCCCTCACCAAATCCACCTCCACCACCACCGCCACCAGCGCCAGCGATAATAACATTACCAGACTGCAATCTGACCAAAGTAGCAGCACCTCCGCCACCACCATCATTGCTACCATATCCATCACCTGCTCTTCCACCTTTGCCAGAGTGTGTAGCATTTGCTTGACCATTATATGCTCTACCAGATTGTCCTGGTTGAATTTTAAATATTGTTCCTGATGTAGGATTGCCGTAGTTTGCTTTAAAATATCTACCAGCACCACCTTCACCAGCAGCGCCACAACCATTGCCTCCAAAGTTACCACAGTCTCTACCACCACCACCTGCTAACTCAAATGTAAGCGAAATGATACCATAATTGCTACTAGTTGGATTTGCAGTAAATGATTGATCAGATCCACCAGCATATGTAAAATTATACACAACATCAGTAGTTTGTGTTACTGGTCTAGATCTTCCTTTAGTTCCATTTACTCCAGTAACATTTTGTCCAGCAGTTCCTTCTGCATTAGCAGGAACGACACTAGTGTCTTCTAGATTAACATTCCAGTATGGTCCATCGCCACCATCTCCACCATCACCACCACTTCCAGTTCCATTTTGTGTAGTAACTACATCACCAGAGAATGTGCCTGTGATCGATTGTGTTCCAGCACCACCACCATTTCCACCAGAGTTTGTGCTAGCAGCACCACCACCAGAACCACCACCAGCAGTCATTGTGAGTGGAGTGCCATTACCAATAGCAAAAGATGATCCACCACCACTATTTCCAGCAGTGGAATATGATGCACCAGAACCACCAGCACCAACTAATGTAACTGTTGCTTGATCAATATCAGCAGGAACAGATGCTGTATAATTTCCAGCACTACTATATGTTACATCTGTAGTGGCATAAACGGGAACACCATCAGTAGTAATAGTCCTGCCGCCAACCAAACTTACACTACTAAACTTTTTGTTGGTTGGTGTTCCATAATCAGTTTGTTCAACATATGAACCAGCACCTGCACCACCAGAAGCATAGTAGTAACCTTCTTCTTTAATAGATCCAGAGTTTTGATCACCACCACTCCAATTGTAGATGTCATATGTGCCGACACTACCATCTAGAATAGGTGCTTTAGATAGAACGTGAGTATGGTTATATGCAATACCGCCTGGTGGTAAGAAACTATTAACTTTACCAGTAGATGCTTTGTAAGATACTGTATATCTGTCACCAGATACTGCCTGTGGAGATGGTGTATCTTGTGGTGCTTCAGAGTGCAACAGGAAGTGTGAGTGCTGTGGAGCACCAGCAATTTTCTTTTCCTGCAATTCTACACTAACAACCTGTTCTCCAATAATTGACGCTTCTACAGTTTCAACAACATTTGTATATCCTGTAGTTGTAATGTTACCCAGAGAAAATTGATTTTTCTGAGTATTCTTATCCATATACCAATTACCATCAATGGTATTGATACCAACTCCTAGTTCAGAGTTACCAACGTTTGGTGTATTTGATCCATAAACAGGACCATTACCAACAATTCTTTTTGCAATTAAATCAGGAACTCTAAAAGTTCCCATGTTTGTATCTGGCCAATAATCCCAAACATTACTTTTAGTGATATTTTGAATTTGACCAACATCAGAACTAATTCTAATATTATATGTGGGTGTGGTGCCACCATTTGTTGAGGAGAATGTTACAGTAGGTGGATTTTCTGGATCGTATCCTTTACCAGGATTTAATACTTCAACACCAGTAATAACACCATTGACTACAGTTGCCTCTGCTGTTGCTTGAACAGGAGTAATGCCAGCAAATACTTGGTTAGCACCGCTAGGTGGTGCATCAATAGTAACAGTTACAGTTCCACCCCAACCAGCGCCACCATCTGTAATGTCAATGCCATCACTTGCAGTGCCACCATAATCATTTCCAATTGCTTCAAAGAGTGCTGGATAATCATGAATATAATACTCAGATCCATCACAATAGATATAACCAGGATATTGATATTCTGGATTATTCTCTGGTTCAGCGTCACCAGAAATTTCAGTATAAGCAGTTGTTCCACCTTCTAAACTTGGAACAATTGCAGGAACATATTCATGATCGAACGATCCTTCAACAGACTTTAATACCTGAATGATAGTGCCAATTCCTTGACTATCAGGAAACTTATCTGTGTAATAGAGTTCTCTTCTATTTCTATACTTTGGATTTGTTGCAACCATCGTCTTTAATACTTAATTAGATATTCCATGATGATATAAGGACTGGTAATTTGATCAAGAGAAGCAACTTGATCAGTTTGCAGTGTCAACGTCGTTTGTAGATTGTCAGGGGACAACAGGAAACCATTCGTTTTAATTTTATATGTATGTGTTTCCTGAGTAAGAAGAATTTTATGTGAGTGAATGGTAGGGTCACCATCATTTTGCACTAGTTCTTCAATCTCAGTGAAAACATTATTGACTTGGGGATATGATTGTTGGGTCTTCGACTGTGTATTACTATTTAATGGAACAACATCAGACAAACTTGTTCCTTTCCAGTCATTAGGAACACCAGTTGCACCAGTTACATAGGTAGCAGGAACATTTCCAGTATCATTATAACTGCCTTGATCTAACTGATTACAACTTCCAAGTCCGAGACCGAAGCTAACAAAGTTTGGTGGTGCAGCGAAGTCAACATCTTCCAAACTAAAATTAGTAGAACTTGTAAGCAAACATTGGTATCTTAATGAGTTTAGACCAGCAGATCCTGCCAAGTCATAGCAATAGTTAGAGTAAACAACCTCAAAACCTGTGTTAGTTTCAACTGGTTGAGATCTAGAAGTTTGACCAGATGCAATCGCCCAGCATGGTGGTTGGTTTGTGCCCGCACCTTCGCTACTGCCACCATTAGGATATTGAGTGTTATCTAACCAATCTTGAATTGGAATAGTTGTTGCAGTAAAATAAGATCCAATACCCTGAGATCTTGGTTCATTATCTTCGTTAGTAGTTTTAATTCTCAATCTATTTGTGGTTGAGAAGTGCATGTGCGAATGCAATGCTAAACTGTCAACTGCTTCTTGATCAGTAAAACCACTATTGTTTGTTCCTTTTGACCAGGATGGTTTTCCTTTCAGTGGAATTTCATGCGAAGGAACAGCAAAAGTTCCAACATAACTTAACTGAATAACTGTTGTATTTCCTGTAGTTACACCAGCTGTTGGTGTAGCAGTGATGCCCATACCAGATCTTCTTTTCTCATTACCATTTTGATCTTCAGTAACAATGTTAAGATAAGAACCAGCAGCAGCACCAGTCGTTGGTTTTGGATACTTGGAACCTAAATCTGGAACAATAAATTCATCATCATTGAGAATATCAAGTGCATCATTATTAATGTCATATCGAATAAATTTGGATGCAGATCCTACACCCAAAATTTCTGCTAATTGTGGATAATCATCTGCTTTATAGATAGTTCCATCACATTTTAGATAACCAGCAGGTAGAACGCTGATATTATCCTCACTATTTGGATCTGTGTTTGCCAATTCTACTGGCCAAACAATAATACTACCTGTTCCAGATCCGTATTTTGCTCTTTCTTTTGAGTAATGTGATGCCATCAGAATGCTTTGATTAGGAACGTAACAACTAGTGCTGGCATTGATACCTCAGCAATAATATTTAGGGCGTCATTGATATTTTCGGGAGCAACTGTGCCTAAACTAATGTCGTTAATTGCAAAGACAGTTGGAGCAGCAAGAGATCCTTGACCCTGAATAATTTCAAAACTGCCATGGTTGTGACCTAAGAAAGAAGAACTATTTGGATCTAACTGTGAAGTAATATTATTAGTTGTTGTTGGATATGTTCCGTGTCTAAATTCTAATGTTTGATTTGTAAGTTGAGCAGAGTTAATTGTTGGTTGCGATAGTTCTAGAGTGTAAACATAGTTAGCATCCGAAGTTCCTTCTCTACTAATTGCTACAATCTGTGTGCCAGGAGCAAGAACACTATCAAGATATACCCACATGAAAGGAACAACCTGATCTAATTCATATGCATTACCAATGTTGGCACCTGCAGGCAAATCAATAGAACTAGCAGTTGGTTCAATTGTAACTCCAGCAACACTCCATGGTGCAGATGTATCTGGATCATAGTTAACTACAGGTCCAAAGTGATTTCTTCTATTAGCAACTTCCATTGGTTTAGGGAAGATACCAGTCCACGCATCCTGAGCATGAGTTTTTACTGGATCGGTAACATCAAAGGTTGCTGTATATGCACTACCATTAAATTGATATTGTAGATTATCTGCTTTTTGAATTCCCGATGGATGTTGTCCAGAAGGTGGCCATGATTGTGCAGGAACTTGTCCCCAAGATGCACTTCCACTAAAGAGATAAAACTTATCTGTCTGTGGTAGTGTAAATTCATGCTGCTCATCACCATAATATGTGATAGTATTTCTACCCTGCTGCCAAGATGGTGCAGTATCTGGCGCTGTCAACTGACATTCAGAGTAACCAAAGTCAGTAACACAGTTACCAGAAATACCACCACCAGTTGTAATACCAGTTGGTTCAAATGGTTGTGGTCCAGCAAATTGTGCTGTTGCTCTACTATATGTTCCTGGGTGTGAGTGACCAGGAGTGTGGTTGATACCTAATTTTCTGTTAATAGTATAAACAGTAGCACTAAAGTCTGGTGGAGCAATTGAAATATTTGTGAACTTTCCACTCATTGAGATGGATGCATCCACAGTAAAATCAATATCAGTGTTGGCATTGATAGTGATAGGAATAGGTGCATTCAAACTAATGCTACCAAATCCATCTACCAGTGGGTCACCAGTATAAGAATTAGTTACCAAAACATCATATGCGTCAGTTTGACCATACTGATATGCTGTCTGTGCAAGATGCGTTGGTTCTAAGTCAATAGGCATTTGCAGTGTCATATTTGGCACACGAAATTTTCCAGTATATTCTGGAAAATCTC